AAATTGTCGAAAGGAAACAAATAAGATCCTGGAGCAAATTTTATAGGGATAAATATTTTTCCACAATAGATCAATTTCTAACTACTGGCCGAACAGATTTTCCATTTTTATTTAAAAAAGAGGATTGGTTAAAGGCATATAAATTTTTATATGTTAGGGTAGGCATGTCAATGGCAAACTGGTATTTTAACAATTTTGAAAAATTTGCAACTAAGGATCTTGAAACTAAAAATTATCAAACAGCTTGGGAGGAAACATTTGCAAATATTTCAGCTCAAATTGGAACAAGGAGAATTACTGGATTATCAGCAAATCAAAGAAAACAATTGAACAATCTTTATTCTAAATTAATGAGAGATCCTAAATTTATGGCTCTGGGAGTTCCTGAGCAAACTAGGATCATAAGAAAACAGCTGACATATTTATCAAAAGTTCAAGCAACTAGGATCGTAAGAACTGAAACAACAACAGCATCAAATATGGCAATGAGAGAATCAGCTTTTACAATGTTTGATAAATCATCTCTTAATAAAACATGGCAATCATCTTTTTTGCCAACCTCAAGAGATGGCCACATGGAGCTGGATGGAGAAACTATACCTGAACATGAACAATTCCTGGTTATAGCTCCAGATGGAAAATCAGATCTAATGAGTTTTCCTGGAGATCCAGCTGGATCAGCTGGCAATGTTTGTAATTGTACTTGTAAGGCTTTTTATATTCCAAAAACTTATAATGAGAGAGTTGTTGGTGGAGATCTTGTTGATGTCGGATTTGGATTAGTTTCTAATACACCTGGAGGAGCTGGAGATCTGGTTTCAACTGGAGTTGCAAGAATATTGCCAACATCTGGAGGAGCAACCATTACACCTCCCAAAGAAATTGATGATCTGTTAAGATCAATAAGAGAAACTCAAAGGAGATCTGATGAGGGAGATCTCTATGCAAAATTTTCTGATCAGATGAGAAATTATGTTGAGGAATTAAAAGGATTTGGAGCTGATCTGGATGATTATATTTCTATTATAAACAGATCTCAGCCTTTAAATAAACTAAGGCTATTTATAACTAAGGCAAGAAAAAACATTAAAGAGTTTTATAGGCCATCTGAGAAAAAAATGCAACTATCCAGAGCTTTTGGGAGAACAAGTCAGGTTAGGACATTTATGCATGAGTTTGGCCATGCTCTTGATGATTATTTTGGGATAGGAATTAAAAACTGGGGATCATATAAACCTTATAGATTTGGAAATGAAATCTGGAAAAAATTTGCTCAGAGATATGTCGGCCAAACTGGATTAAAACAATATAAAAAATTTACATCAATGTTTGATGAGAGTTATTCTAAACTAGCAAGCACAATATCACGAATGAGGCAAGCTGGAGCATCAGCTGATGAAATAGGTTTATTTGTTCAAAACAGATTAATCCAAATTTATGGAGATGATGTTTATAAAAATGCTTTAGAAACACTTAAAAAATATGGCAATAAAAATATCAATCCTTTTGCTGTAAGGTATGAAATAAATCAGCAGATGATCTATGCCATTGATACTATGGATGGATTATTTGGGATCTCAAAATATTATCCACGACTTGCTGGATATGGCCATGATGTTGCTTACATGAATAGAAATGGATTGGCTGAAGTTGTTGCTGAGGCATTTCAATATAAATATTTTGGGAATTATGTATTTAGGAAATTTAATCCAGAATTATTTGATGATCTAATTTCAGTTGTTGATGAATGGCTTGCATCATTGCCTAAACAATTGGCAAATGCCTTAAATTATTTAATGAAAAAAATAAAAAATGAGAGTATTATCTGAATCGGAACAAAAAGAAGTTGATGAGTATTTTGAAATAGAGAATGATTATTTTAATAAATATCCTGAAGCCATAAAACCTTTTTTAATTGAAAAGCTGGCTAATGTCGATCAGGCTGATGCTTATTTAATGATATTAGATGCTTATAAAAAAAATAAATACATAACTACAAAGGATCAAGATGATCATTTTGATGGGCAAGTAATAACAATTAAAAATGGCTAAGAAAAAAGGAATTAATTTCACAGCTTATGTAAGGCCTCCAAAGAAAAAACGAAAGGGGATCCATAGCAAAAACCTAAGCAGATCTAAAGGATCAAAACAATATAAAAAACCATACAAATCACAAGGGAAAACCAGATAATTTATTTTGATTAAATTTGTAAAAAAATAATTATGGCTGATAATATACTATTTAAAACAGCTCCTCTTGGAGAATTAAAAGATTATGATGATCAAAAAATGATCATTCAAGGATATGGATCTTATTTTGATAATAAAGATGCTGATGGAGATGTAATCAAAAAAGGAGCTTATAAAAAAACCATTGAGGAAAATGGATCAAGGGTTAAATATTTATATCAACATAAAATGGACAAACCTATCGGAAAAATGCAAGAGCTTTATGAGGATGATAAGGGTTTGGTTTTCCAGGCTAAAATTGCTGATACTCAACTAGGGAGAGATGTTTATACTTTAATGAAAGAGGGCATCATTAACGAAAACTCTGTTGGGATCATGCCAATTCAAAAAGAAAATAAAGAGGGTTACAGAGAGATTTCTGAGGTTAAACTTTATGAGATCTCAGCTGTTACATTAGCATCCAATGAGGAGGCTAAGATCCTGGATGTAAAATCAGATATGATGATCCTGGATGAAACTCTCAAACGATATGATCGGTTATGTAAATTGATCAGGAAAGGCAATATCTCGGATGATTTGGGATATGCCATAGAATTCGAGATCTTAAAATTAAAATCATTATTTGCAGATGCTACTCAGCCAGCTGAAATTATTGTTACTGAGCCAGAAATAATAATTGAGGACAATTCAAATGAGATCGTTAAATATTTGTCAAACAGAGTAAGAAATTACTCAAAATAAAGGGGTTAAGAGCCTCATCAAAAATGAATGAAGAATTAAAAAATTCGTTAGATAGTTTGGCTGGAGAAATTGATAATAAAATTGAAAGCAAATCAATGGAAGTAGTTGAAACTATAAAGGCAGATAATGCTGAAGCTGTCGCTAATGTTGATGCAAAAATCGAAACTCTTAATAAGAGAATGGATGATGCAGAGATTGCACAGAAAAAAGCATTTGAAGCAAACCAGGCTCCAACAACATTCAAATCAGCTTTGGAAAAAGCTATTGAAAATGGAGCTTTAGAGCCTTTGAAAAAAGGTGGCAGATCGGCAGAATTTATTTTAAAGGCCGATATGAAAATCAGCTCCGATTTCACCGGAGATGTAATTGCTCCAACTCGAGTGGATGGAGTTAAATTTGATCCGGCTAAGCCATCTCACATTAGAGAGATCTTGCCAATCGGATCAACAGATTCTGATGTCGTTAGATATGTTAAGGAAACTGCATATTCTGATGGTGTATCAGCAAAATCTGAGGGAGCTACATTAGGCCAAACAGATTTTGAGCTTGAAGCTAAAGATGCGAATGTTAGAAAAATTGGAACTTATCTAAGAGTTTCTGAGGAAATGTTAGATGATTATAAGCAATTAATTTCTTATCTATCTGCAAGAGTGCCATCAAAAATTATGGCAGTTGAGGATGATCAGATCTTAAATGGAAATGGAACAGCTCCAAATTTATCTGGTATTTTTACAGATGGAACTGCATTTGTTACTGGAGCTGGTGGAGCATTTTATCAGAGTGTATCTAATCCAAATGAGTTTGATGTATTAGTTGCATCAATGAATCAATTGGCATTAGCTAACTATCAAGCTGATCATATTGTTTTAAATCCATCAGATTTTCATAAGATTTTAGTGTTAAAAGATACTACAAATCAATATCTAAAGGATCAAGTTTATGCTGGATTGCAACCATCATTCATGGGAGTGCCAGTTGTTCTTAATACAGCAGTAACTGCTGGTAATTTCTTAGTTGGTAATTTTGCTCTTGGATCTCAATTATGGGTTAGAGAGGGAATTAGCTTAGGAATTTACAGAGAGGATGGCGTAAACATCAGAGAGGGATTTGTTACAATTAGAGCAAAAATGAGAGAGGCTTTAACTAACTATAATCCGAATGCATTCGTTCAAGGATCATTCAGCTCTGCAATTACTGCAATCACAAAACCATAATTAATTAATTAGTTTTTGTTTTTAGAGAGCCTCTTTTTGAGGCTCTTTTTTTTATATGTGCATACTGAGTGCACACATCAAATATATATTTGAATAAACTTTTAAATATATGTTATGAAAATAAAATTGATTAAAAATAAAACCGAAACTATTGGATGGTATTTATATGCTGAAACTATGGATGAGGCATATAAAATAAACACTATAAGAAACATGATCTTTTTTGGATTTGATGATCAAGTTGTAAAATACAATGGGAGATTAAGCCATGAATCAATCGGAGATCCGGATATTGATCCTGAACTAATACTAAAAGATAATGATATGGCTGGAGCTTTGTTTTGGTGTATGGATAAAAACAGATCTGATTGTAATGAATTTATGAGCAATCTTTACGAAACCAATAAAATGAAAAAATGATATATTTGCATTAATGGATCTGTATTGCTTTGCATTGAGTTTGTTTACAAGCTAGATCCAGTAAAGAGAGAGGTTAAGAGTTCCGGATCTATTTAGATCCAATCAACCAAAGATCTCGAGATCAGTTAAAGCTATCCAGGATTATAATGATCCTAACTCATGGTAACTTTATTTTGATCTGTTCTTTGTACTTATTAGATCATATTTAGAGGCCAGATCAAACTGGCCTCTCTTGTTTTTATAAAAAATAAATTCATTATATTTGTAGGGAATCTGGGAACGAATTTATAGTGGGATTTAAATTTTTTCGTGTGGAGCTCCCAACTCCATGCAGATTTATCTTAAACCTGACAATTATCTGGGATTTTTGCTCGTTTTAGATCTAAGCTCCTCGCAAGAGGTTGACATTTCTAAAACTTTCAAAATAAGAGATTTTTGATCAGGTTTTTGCGTTTATAAAACCTCTCTTTTTTATTTCTTAATTTTGTGTTGAGTAAATACTCAACTAACCAACAAACAAACAACTTTATGGATCCTAACATTCAGGGATCAATGGCTGAATATGCTGTTGCTCTCGAATTTATGAAATTGGGATATATTGTATCTAAGCCTTTGCTAGATTCATGCAGATATGATTTGCTTGTTGACACCGGATCAAGGATCGTAAAAATCCAGGTAAAATCTAAAAAACAAAATGCCTGGAAACAAAAAGGGAGAAAGGGGATCCAAATGATGTTGGATCGGCATAAGCCTTATGATCTTGATCAAGTTGATTTTTTTGTTGTATATGTCGCTGATCATGGAGGTTTCTACATAATCAAAAATGATGGTAAAATGAAATCAGTCAAAATTACTCCTGGAGGAAAGTATAAAATTAATTTTAATAACTTTGCATCAATTAACTGAGTTTTTCATAATTGGTTTAATTTGTATTGGTTGTTAAAGAGCTGGATTTTCATCTGGCTCTTTTTTTTTATCTTTACAAAAAAATTTAAATCATGAAAATCATAATAAATTCTGAGATAATTTCGACAAAAAAAATCTATAAAGAGGGAGAGGAATATGAGGTTGAAAAAAAGATTGCAGAAAAATGGTGTTCCAAAGGATGGGCATCTAAGATCCAAAAGAAAAAATCTTTTAAGGATGCAGATCTAAACAATGATGGAGTTATAGATCAAAAAGAATTTGATCAGATCGAAAAAAAAAATAAACAATGAGGCAATCTAATTCAGCAACTCCAAATCATGATTCATCAGCAATTTTATCAAATGATGAAATCAGATATTATCTAAAATTAACAGAATATACATCTCTTGAAAATGCTTTGATTGAAAGAATGAGAGATCATGCTGTTGATCATGCTGAAAACTGCATGAGTGTGGATATATTAGGCAAGAATAGGCAATATTATTTACCAGAATTGCCAAAGGATGGAGTTGTTTATCTGCCATTTGTAGCTTTAGATCATGATCAATCAGCTACTAATATTCAAATTACTTATTCACAAGGATCTGGAGGAGGAGGGATTGATTCATCAGAGTACGAAATTCAAGGCATTAATAATAACATGATAGTTTTTAAAGATCCATTTTTTAAAAATGTATTGATACAATACACAACAGCTCTCTGGCCAGTAAGTGGATCTAATAATTTATTAGGGGATGCTTTAAAACATGCTCTGCTAAAAGTGATCGGAAATATTTATGATTACAGATCTGATTTTATGGCTGGTAAAACGATCAACATTTTGCCGATCAGTTCAATGAGCTTTTTTAACAAACATAAAAATGTTTACATATAATGATTTACGAGGGAATAGATCCAGGAAAGTTTAACAAATACATTGATTTTTTCTCTCCAGCTGTTGGAGCATCAGATGGAGTTGGAGGCTTACAGCCAACAAATCTGGAGCCAGTTTCAATTTTAAGTGTTTGGAGCATTTGGAAATGGGTTAAATCTGATGTCAGAGAGGAGGATGGCAAAAGATCTATTTTTAAAGATGTTGAAGTTATTACGAGATTTAATCCGATTGAAAACAGCTTTGGAAATATGGAGATTTTTTTTGATAGTTATGTTCTGGATAATGGAGTTAAATATGATGTTATGAGTTTTTATCAAATGGAGGAATATGGATATTGGAAATTTTTATTAAGATCTAAAAATGCAAGGAGTTAATTATGATAAGTAAAGGAATAAAAGCATTAATCAAAATAGATCCAACGGACATGGCTAAGCTAAAAAAGAGCATGGCTAAGCTAAGATTAATTGATAAAGATGGTTTATCCTCAGAGCTTGGAGCTTGGGCATTAAAAACAGCTAGAGATGCATCAGCAAGAGCTCCAAAGAAAACTGGTAAATTATCACAGAATTACTTTGCTGAAAGGGATAAAAAAACAGCAAGAGTTTACAATAAAAAACTATATGCTCCCTTTGTTGAATTTGGAACTGGAGATTCTGTTGATTTAAGCGAATTAAAAGAGCTAGGAATTCCGGAGAGTTATGCTTTGCAGTTTAAAGGACAAGGAATTAAAAAAATAAATTTGCCAGCAAGGCCTCATCTATTTCCATCAGCATCAGCAAATTTTAAGGTTTTGTTTGATAATATACAAAAACGAATTACAAAAGATTGGAAATCATGAAAGATAGATCAAAACATATTAGAAGTGTGCTTTTTAATGATTTGAACTTTTTTCTTTATGATTCTGCTTTGACTTATTTAGATCCTAATAATAATCAGAAAAATGTTAAAGTAACAAATATTGTAAACAGAGATACTGATTATCCATTTGTATTGATCAGATCAAATTCTGTTTCTGGATCAGAGCAAAATCAAACAGCTTATGGATCAGATGTTATTGTTACATTTGAAGTTCATACAAAATTTAAAAGAGGGCAAGGAGGAGATAAACTTTGCAACGATCTAACAAGCCAAATTTTAGAGAAAGTTATCTCCAGATCAGAAAACCATTTAGATACAACAGCTTTCGGATTTAAAACTTATGTTATTGAATTAGATGCCTTAAATTATCAGCATAATGAATTTGATGATGGCAACTATTTCAGATCAATAATCGACATTAACTTTAAAACAATGGAAATTTAAAATGGAAAAGCCTACAAAAATATCAGAAAACAGCCAGATCCAATTAGATCTAAAAACTCTCATCATCATTATTGGTTTTACAGCATCTCTTGCTGGAACATATTTTAGTTTATCTGCTCAGATAGAGGATGCAAAGCATCTGCCAGCTCCAGAGGTTTCTAAAATTGAGCTAGATTTCAAAGATAAATTAACAAGATCTGTTATTGAAAAAGTTGAGGCAGATGTTACGATCATAAAATCAGATCTTGGAGAAATCAAAGAGAATATAAATAAGATGGATGAGAGGCTTTATGAAATCTCGCAAAAAGTGAGATAATGAGATCATTAATATTTTTATTACTATTTAGCCTGGCATCTTATAGCCAGAGCTATAAAGAGAAAATTTCTATTGTTCAATATTCAGCAGAGTTTGCAAAAGATGGAGAAATAGATCTTAAAAATTTTAAGGCATATAATACCCATCATTTTGATCTGATCAAGGATCAAAAAATATTTATCAAGGAGGATATTCAGTTTGTTCCAACTTTGATCTTATATCAAAATGGTAAAGAGATCAAGAGAATTGAGGCTGGGATTTCTTTGAGATTGCAAGAGGATGCTGTTGATCTAATTAATAAAGAAATAGATGATCTTTTATCATCAAGATTTTAAAATAAATATAGATATGAAAAAATTAATAATACTAATAACAGCTGTTTTAATCAGCTTAAATTTATCGGCTCAAGAGAAGCCTAAAAAATTAAAATGGATCAAGGATATTTTTAAATATTCAACAATATTTTCCAGCTATTCAGAGAGCTCTCCTTTATTTGTTCCAGAAACTTTTTTTGTAACTCAAGGAGGGGATGTTATAAATACAACTCCAGAGATTGAAAATGACTATTCTTTGAATTTTGGGATCAGAAAAATTGCCAGGATGGATTATGAAAATAAGGATAAAAAATATTATGATGGATCTGAAAAAACCTATTCAATTTCATCAAATGTTGGAGCTGTTAATGGGATTGAATATTTTGCTCAATATAGTAAAGGAAAACAACAAGGGAGAGAGTTTAGATCTCAGAAATATTTTTTAAGATATATGGCAAACTATTGGATGTTAAAACTAGAATATCAAAGAAATGGATTGATCAATTTAGATTATCAATCAGCTGATCTGAGATTTCGATTGCCTTTAAATAAAAGCAAAAGTTTTTCATTATCAATTGGATCTGTTGTTAGAACTCATAAGCCATTCGGATTTTTACCGATCAACTCTTATTTAGAAAACAATGCCTGGTGGGATCTTGCTTATGAAAGGGGATTCATGGATCATTTTTATGGCATAGATTATGATAATGATGGCCAGCTTGATAATTTTGATTGGTGGTGGAGCAATCCTGATGGAGAAAGGATTGCAGATACAGATCAAGATTTTAGAGCAAATCATTATTGGAGGATCGTTAATTCTTACAATTCTGAGGAACTAAACAAGATCGGAACAATGGCCACATTATCAGGAGTTTTTGGATTTGATTATTATTTTTATAGAGATAATAAATTCTGGATCCATGCATGGGGATCTGTTTATCCAATTCATAAACATATATATGGAGATGAGGCTTATTCTTATGAGCTTTTTGTAGATTCAGATCAATGGATTGATTATAATGCTGGATGGATCTTTGGATGGTATTTAAACAACAGCATTGGAATTTTTACTGAATTAGAAAAAACAAGATTCTGGGATAAGGATCTAACATTTATTAAAGCTGGAATTAATTTAAAATTATGATTACAATGATGATATTAGGATTTTTTAAAAAGATATGGGATTTTTTAACTGGAAAGGGAACTGGTAAAAAGATGAATTATGTAGAGATCTGCAAAGATCCAGAATGCGAATGTCAAGAGAAAATTATAATTAAGGATTGTTCCAAAAGAAAAAGAAAATGGTATTATGTCAGCAAACGAAAAAATAAGCAAAAGAAAAATTAAACATATTGTTATCCATTGCTCAGCAACTAAAGAGGGCAAAGATTACTCAGCTGAGGACATTGATAGATGGCACAAAAATAGAGGCTGGAGAGGAATAGGATATAATTGGGTTATTAGAAATAATGAAAGGGCTACAATTGAGAAAGGGAGAGATGTCGATCTAATTCCGGCTCATGTAAAAGGAATTAATAGATCTAGTTTGGGGATCTGTTATATTGGTGGCCTGGATGAAAATGGAGATCCGAAAGATACAAGAACAGATCAGCAAAAGTTTCAACTAAGATCTCTATTAAAAGATCTTAAAAGAATTTATCCTGATGCTAGGATCTCAGGCCATAACGAATGGAGTTCAAAAGCATGTCCATGTTTTTCAGTTCCTGAGGAATATCAACATTTATAATTATGGATAAGAAAAAATTTAAAGATACAAAGTTGGGCAAATTTTTGCTTGGCAAAAACTCAAAGATCTTAAATGTAGTTGGAGATCTGATGCCAGATTCTGGAGTTTTAGGAATTGTTAAAAATCTAATTGACAATGATCCGGAGATGCCTCCAGTTGATAAGGAGCAAGCAAAAATGATCCTGGATCAAGAAATGAAAGAAATGAATGAGATCTCAAATAGATGGGGATATGATATGAAATCAGATAATAAATTGTCAAAATCTGTTAGGCCATTAACTCTGATCTTTTTAACAATATCATTATTTTTGTTTATAGTGGCTGATAGTTTAGAGATAGCATTCAATATCAATAATGAGTGGATTGAGCTTTATAAAATACTCTTGACAACAACTTATGCATCTTATTTTGGAATGAGATCAGCTGAAAAAATATTTAAAAAATAAAATATGGCAACTTTAGGAAATCAAAAAATTCAAGATACTTATTCAGGATTATTAAAAACTGATGATGAGCAAGCTCTCGGATCTGGGAGAACAAGGATCCAGGATGGAGATGGGCAAGATACAGCTCTGAAACTTGGTAAATCTGGAGCTGGAGCTGAAATAGAGGCCTCAACATTTCATGCCGGTGGAATTGATACTGGCCAAATACAAGCCTCCTCTGTTGTTGTTAGTGGATTATTGCAAGCGACATCAGGAATATCAACATTGGACACTTTACAAATTCCAACAACATTAACAATGGTTGATGGATCAACTTTTAACTCTGATACAGAGGCCAATAATTTTAAGCATGCATCAGCAAAAGTAGGCATTAGAACAAACTCTCCTCAATCGGCTTTGGATGTCAATGGATCTATAAAATCAAAAGGGATCAATGTTGATAGTCAAAAATTGTTTATTTCAGATAATCAGAATTATGTGAGAATGGCTGATTATGGAGCTGGGAATGCATGGTGTGTTGATGGCCAAAACAAAAAACCAAAATTTGAAACTGCATTTGGAAAAACTGGCCAATTGGTTGAGAGCTGGAGATACAAACATATAAAGATCAAAGGATCAGCATTCCAGAACAATGCTCTTAAAAATAATCCGGTTGTATTATTTCCAGCTGAACAATATAGATCAATTATTATTGATCAGGTTGTTATTTTTTATGATACAGAGGGCAATAATCAAAGGGGAGGATTTGCTGGATCTGTGGATGATCCATTGTTGTCAATTGCTTATAATCTAAATTCAGGAGGTAATCCAGTCCAACTTTTTGCCATGCCTTATAAAGTTCATTTTATCAATGGTAATCAAAATAATTATCTTTATAATAGGCCTCTCCTTTATGATAAAAATAATCTAATAGTTACTTTGCAAAATAGAGATATTTTGTTGAAGTCAGCAATGAACTTAAATCAGGGAGCTCCAATTCCTGGAGGAGCATTTTACATGAGAATCAAATATCAAATGGTAAAAGATTCAGAATTTAAAGCTGATATTGATCAATTAATTCAATAAAATGGCAAAGGTTAATGGAACAAATTTTCTATTAAAAAGGCAATCAGATGGGCAAGTAGTTGGCCATTCAAAATCTATTTCTTTAACTATCGGAGCTGATCTGCCAGAATCAACAAGCAAAGATTCTGATGGTTTCCAGGAAGTTATTGCTGGATTAAGAAATGCTCAGCTTTCGGTTTCTGGATTAACTAGATATGGAGATCCTTTAAATTATACAGAATTGGCTGATTATGTTTTGCAAAGAACTGACATTGAGTTTTTCATTGAAAGCTCAAATGGATTAGTTTTTATTGGAAATGGAAATGTATCAGATGCAACTGAAACTGGAGCTATTGAAACTGCAACTGAATTTGATGCTGAAATTATGATCAAACAATTGTTCTTAGTTGCTAATCCAAATCAAGGAAATATTTGGAGCTTTAATGATTATGGATTATGGCAAAATGCTGATGTATTATGGCAAAATGCTTAATCTAAAATTTTGTATCTTTGAAAAGTTAAATAAATAAAATTTAGGATATGCCAACAACAAATGTTTTTAATGGAACTAATCTATTGTTAAAGATAGAGGGAACAACTTTGGGGCACACTACATCATGCTCATTATCATTATCTAATGACTTGCCAGAGGCAACAACAAAAGATTCAAATGGATTTGCTGAGCATATTGCTGGAGTGATCTCAGGAACAATCTCCTTTGATGGATTGGTTGATTATTCAGATACTCAAAATGCTATCGAGTTAGCTGATTTTGTATTAGCAAGAACTCAGATCACTTGTGTATTTGGAACATCTGTAACTGGAGATGCTGTTTATACAGCTGAGGGTTTCCTGGATTCAGTTGAAATGAGTGCTGAGATGGAAAGTCCAGTATCTTATTCTGGATCTATAACCTTAACCGGACAGATCATAAAATCAACTAATTCTTAACAAATAAGATTTATACATGCCGAATAAAAGGAGAGGTTACTATACCATAAAACTCAATGGCCAGGATCATACTATGCACTTTAGTATGAATTTCTGGGCAAACTTTACTGACATGCTTGGTTGTTCAATCGAGGAGATCGGAAAATACTTTGATGGATCTGTAAACATTTCAGCTGTTAGAGCTTTGGTTTATTCAGCTTTATTAGCTCATGCTCAAGAGGAGGGGTTTGAATTAGGCTTTAATGAGTATAAGTTAGGATCCTGGCTTGATGATGTTGAGCCAGATGAACTAACTAAGATCATGACAGCAATGATGGAATCCAGGCTCTTGGGAAATGATATGAATGCTGGGATCAAAAGAAATGTTAAGCAAACAACAAAGGCAAAAAAAAAATAGTTTCAATAGATGATCTGATGGATTTTTACATTGGAGAATGTGGAATCATGCCAGATCTGTTTTGGAGATCAACTTGGAAAGAGAATGATCTCATGGCCGAACATCATTTATTGACTAAATTTCATTTATGGGAATTAGTCAGATTCAATTCAACATTAATTTATAATACATCTGGGATCAAAAAGGGAGCCATGATCAAGCCTCATCAGATGTTTAAACTGCCTCAAGATAATTTATTGGAGATCGGAAAACCGAAATCAACTAAGGATGAATATGAGGCATTTGTCAACAAAGTAAAGAACTTTAATAAGCCAATTAAAAATCCTTTAGATTACATAAGAGAGCAAGAGGCTAAAAAAAATAAATAGTAAATTTGTAAAAAATTCATCTTATGGCTACTAAACAGCTCCAGGTTAATGTCGGAGCAAATACAACTGGATTTAATGCTGGCATAAAAAAGGCTGGAGCTAGCCTAAAATCTTTTGCATCAAGCCTCAGATCTGTAACTTTGCCATTGGCTGGAGTTGGAACTGCATCAACTTATTTAGCGAATACCTTTGATAAAAACATGACTAAAATCAAAACCTTAGTTGGAGATTCAGCTAAGAATTTTGAATTATATCAATCAAGAATTAAAAGAGTATCATTGGAAACTGGTAGATCAGCCAATGATTTATCAGATGCATTATTTGCTGTAACCTCAGCCGGAGTTAAGGGAGCTCCAGCAATGGAGCTATTAGAGATGGCATCTAAAGCCTCAGCTGTTGGAATGGGAGATGTTAAGGATATTGCCAGAGCTACAACTGGTGTTATGAATGCTTTTGCAAAAGAGGGCATGACTGCAACTCATTCAATGAATGTATTTAAAAGAATTGTTGAAACTGGTAACCTGGAGGCCTCTGAATTAGCTCCAACTTTGGGGAGGGTTGTTGGTATGGCTCAAACAATGGGAATATCATTTGAGGAAGTCGGAGCATCTATTGCGACATTTACAAGATTAGGGGTTGATAGTGCCTCAGCTGTTACCGGATTAAGATCTATAATGGCTGGATTAGCATCTCCAACTCAAGAGGCAAAAGAAACAATGGCTCAATTTGGGTTATCGGCAGAGGGATTAAGAGATAAATTAGCAACTGATGGATTAGCCGGAACTCTTGAGCTGTTGATGGAAAAAACTGATGGGAATATTGATGCATTATCATCTTTATTTCCTAACATTAGAGCATTAACAGCTGTTTTGGGTACAGCTGGATCTCAGGGAGATGCTTATAAGGAGGTATTGGCTCAGATCCAGGATTCTCATGGAGCATTGGATGAAGCCTTTGAAACTACATCAAAATCATCCAGTTTTAAATTAGATCAAGCAATGAATGGCATGAAGCAATCAATGCAAGATATTGGAGCTGTGATCTTGCCAATGGTGGCCTCAGCATTAGCATCAGTTTCTAATGTTATAAATAAAGCTGTAACTGCTTTTACAAGTTTGGATGGAGAAACTCAGCTCTTGATCGGAGCTCTAACTGGAGTTACTCTTGTACTGCCAACTATATTATCATTGGGAGGAACATTGCTCTCAATCATTGGTGGCCTTTTATCTCCTATTGGTTTATTGGTTGCTGGCCTTAGTGCTGTGGCTTATGTTGTTTATAATGAATGGGAGGGCATTAAGGGGATTATTGTAGATATTGCCAATTATTTTATTGATCTATATAATGAATCAACAGCTTTTGCCATGATCATTCATGGAATAGGAGCATTTTTTAAAACTATGTATGATATAGCAGTCGCAGTTATTGAGGCAATAGTTTCATCATTCCAAAGAGGATTTGGCTTATTAGGAGATATATTTGGAGGCTTAGGAAATATTATCAAAGGAGCATTGACATTCGATTATGATCTAATTGAACAAGGAATGAGTAGAGTTGGGAATGCTGTTGTTGAAAATTTTACTGGCATGATGGATGATGTAAATGGGGTTTTTGAAACTGCCGGAACATCAGCTGTTGAAAATTTCAAGGATGCAATGGGATCTGCATTAGAGAGAGAGCCAATAGAATTGATTTCAGAGGAGGATGTTGATGCATTTGTAGGCAAGGGAGCTGATATGGCTACTGGACTATTAGATCAAATAAAAGGAGTTTTTTCTGGAAACACTATTGAACTGCCTCCGATCACAACAAAAGAGCCTCCATCTGGAGATGATGGAGAGGATGATCCAAATGAGGATGTTGATAGCGAGCTATCAGAGGGAGAGGAAAAAGCATCACAATTCGCTGATCTATTAGCTGGATTAGATGAAAACCTAAAAGAAAATTTATCAGGCCAGGCTCAATCTTTTGCCGATAGCATGGCCAATTCAGAAAATCCAATGAAAGCATTTTTGGGAACACTTATGCAAACAGCTTTGAAAAACATGGCTGTAAATACTGCCTTGTCAACATCAAATGCAGTAACCTCAGCAACTGAAACAGCAAGCAAAACACCATTTGGAGCATTTATATTGCCAGCATTAATTGCTGGAGCAATGGCAGTAGTTTCAGGAGCCATGAAAAAAGTTCCAAAATTTGCTAAGGGTGGAATTGTTAATAGTCCAACTCTTGGCCTTATGGGAGAATATGCTGGAGCTAGATCAAATCCAGAAGTTATTGCTCCATTAAGCAAACTAAATTCAATGATGGGATCTAATCAAACAGAAACAAATGTTAATGTTGGAGGATCCTTTACATTATCTGGAGAGGATTTAATTGTAGCATTAGATCGAGCTCAAGAAACTAGAGGCAGATTTACAGAATAAAACATGAGTTACAGCAATAAATATACACTTGACTTTGGAGATGTTGAAGGACATGAATATAGGTTATTAATACAAGAGAAAAATTATACTGGATCTGTAACAACTCCAAAATTTGGAGGATCTCCAATCATTATTAGATATGAGGGAAACGATAATAATTATGGATCTATTTATGGATCATCAGCAACTATTCAAATTTATGAGGAAACTCCAGATCAATTTAATGATCTAATTTTTACTGAGGATAAAAATCATAGAGTTGTTTTAAAATATTATGATAATCAAGCTAATGCATATAAAAACTATTGGCTTGGTTTTATTGTGGCTGATCGGCTTACAAGAACAATTCAACAGCTCCCAAACCTTTTAACATTCAGGGCATTTGATGGATTAGGTTTATTAGATCAAGAGGATCAATTTGATCCTCCTCGAACTGGAACAATGCAGTTAAATAGAATGATATTTGGGATCCTTAAAAAATTAGATATTAATGGCAATAATGATACACCTCAAGCCTCAACACTAGTGATCTATAATTCAAATACTTATTTTGAGGCAGAGCCTTTATATAATGCCTCATCTGCAACTGATGTTAGAAATAATAATAAACTCTTAACAAAAATAAGAAATGCAAATCCTCATCATTTAACTAATGAATTAGGAAAAATCACAGCAAAAAAACAACTTAAAAATTTTCTTACAACATTGGGAGCAAGAATATATCAAGCTCAGGGTTATTGGTGGATTGATCAAAATGCCGGATTATTAGATGATAATGTTTTAGAGCAAGCCATTAACAATGCAATTGCAACTGATTCAGGATCTGGCCTGGCTGATCTAGGAACTAAAATCAAAGATCGACTGGAAAATACTTTGGATTATGAAGTTAGAACATGGAAATACTCTCAAACAACTGGGAATTATTTCACAAATTCAGTTGAAAGCAGATTAAAACTAGTTCCTGATGATGCTGTTCCTTTAGATCTAAAAGAAAGTTTTGAGCCTCAGATCGGCCAAATAAACAATTCTGTTGATATTAAAACATTTAGAAAGCATCAAATGTTCACTAATTCCGGATTTGAATATAATAGTCCAGTTTCACAAAATACAACTCAGCAATTGTTTTTCAATCAAGGCTGGTTATATAGGCAAAAGGGAGGAAGTACCGGGATGAATGGAACTAATATTTATGGAACAACTGCCAATTCAAATCCTTTGGGAATTTTTCCAGTTGATCCTCCTTACAGAGAGCCAATTCAGGGGTTTGTGAGAAATGTAAGAAAAAATGGAAAATTATCTTTTTTTACAAATCTAATGAGGCCATCAACAATTGTGAATTATCAACAATATACATCTGATAGCTATTTTCATAATTATATTTTTAGATCCTCATTTTTTGGAAATAGATTTAAAATAACTGGACATTATGACAAACCTCTTAAGATTAGCATTTCTCTTTTTGTAGAAATGTCGCAAATTCCAGCCGATTTTTCATCTGGTACTAATTCCTGGAGATGCCAATACAAGTGTTATTTATATGAATATCAAGGCCAAACATTAAACTCAACTCCTATTAAAATGTGGAGGAGAACTCAAACCTCTTTACCATCACAAAATTTTGAATTAGCAAAAGAGGAGAGAGATCGACAATGGACAGATACAAGCCTGGCAGTAGATCCAGAACCAGATATTTTTAGAATAACAAAAACTGATTATAATAGATGGATGACATTTACAGCTGAAATTGCTCCTCCTTTTGATTCAGGGGATTCAAGAGCTGATGAGGAGTTTTTGCTAACTTTTGAGCTTATGCCTCCATTTTTGTTAAATGGTGGAACAACTGGATCCAATGGATCATTCTCAACTAGTGCTGATTTTTTTGCTCAAAACAATACATTCATGCCTTTTTATAAAGGTTTTTATGTGGATAATTTAGAGATATTTTTTGAGGAGGCAGTTGATTCTCCAAAAACATTTGAAAGCATTTTATCAGTTGATGCTGATGGAACTATCAATAAATTATCAAAAAATATAAATATTAAAACAAAAGGAACTGGCAATCATAATAATGATGATATTGCAACCATTGACAATTTTAGCCTTAAAAAATTCCAAAGGCCTCAATCAGTTACTGGAGTTGCTCTTGACAAAATTGATGCATCTGGAGGATTGCCTCAAGCTAAAGAATTGCCATATTTAATTAATCAAGATCTAGCTAATGATTATAGAGCAAGATTAAAAACTTATGAGGGAAAATTCAAAGTAATGAAAGCTGGCACAAAACCAATATTTTTTAGTGATCGGCTTTGGTTTGCTTGGGGTGTTTATCGTAGTGTGTTAACAAATCAGTTTAATGATGTTGTTGATGAAAATGTTGTTACTATTAATAAAATGACATTCAACCCCAAAAAAAATGAATATACAATCAAAGGATCATTATCCGATCAAAAGCAAAATACCGACAACACTTTTGGAGATATAGAGCTCCTGGAAAGAATTGCCATAGATACTGGGGAGGGCGATAATTAAAATTAATTTTTATATATTTGCACAAATTGAAAAAAAATCTTTATGGATTATAATTTATTTGAGCTATTTTTTAAAGCTGAATTAAAAAGGCTTAAGCTCAGAAAAAAAGATGTCGCAGAGGGATTAGCAATTCAAATGCCGACACTTAAAACCAGAGTTGAGGATCCAGATCTGTTTAAGATCACAGAAATAAAAAATCTTAGAGAGATGGGATTTGATACTGATACTATGTTAAACTTAATAATTAATACATGAAAACCATTCAAATTAAAGGGAGAAAATATACTCCAGTAAATGAAAGGCTTAAATCGTTCAGAGCCTCTAAAAAAATGATCGAAATTAATGATCAGATCATATCCATTGAGGATAGAGTGATCACTTGTAATGATAAGGAGATCATAATGGAATGCACGATCAAAACACCAAATGGCAGAGTAATCTCCAGAGCTCATGCTCATGAGTATAGAGATAACTCAAACATCAATAAAACAAGTTTCCTGGAAAATTGTTCAACCTCAGCATTAGGCAGAGCTCTTGGATATTTAGGGATCGGAGTTGATGATTCATTTGCATCAGTTGATGAGATGATCAATGCATTGCAAAATCAAGATCTGATCCAGGAAGTCAAGCCAGATCCTGAAACTGAAAATAAAAAATGGCTTACTGAGGATCAATTTAATAAAACCATGATCTGTAAAGATCCAGGTATGATCCAAAATGTTATGGATAAATATAAAATGAAAAAAGATTATAGATCTAAATTAGAAATTCAATTAAATACTTTAAATAAATAAATTATGGAAAATCAAAATAAGAAAAATCCTTTAGTAATAACTGGCATTAAAACCTTTGAAAGAAATCCAAAGGCTCCAGATTTTGTTGTTTGTGATGGAGTAATAACTCCAAAACTATTGATCGAACAGATCAAAGAATTAGGGCAAAATTTGGATGATGCAAAACAAGAATATAATGGGAATATTCAATTTAAGTTTCAGATCCTGAAAAATGATTATGGATCTTATACTTTCAAATTCAACAATTTTAAGCCTCAAAAAGCTCAGAATAATGATCAAACTACTGAGCCAATACTTAATGTTAATGATGGAGATGATCTCCCATTTTAAAGAATTGTTCATGTTTTTTTGAATAATTTTGTGTTAGTTTTTTGTCAAGGCCTGGAGAAATTCAGGCCTTTTTTGTTGATTTATTGTAATTTTTACCTATTTTTTTAAGATTTTTTTGGTTTTTTAGCAAAATCATACATCCATTTTAAGGCCATTTTTAAGCGATTTCCCGGCATTTGATGCCTCTGTGGTATCAGTATATCAAAATTTCGAGAAGTGCCAGGAAACGAAATTCCCCTCTGTAAAAAAAAATAAATAAAAAAATATTTTCATTTTAGATTAAAAATTAAAAAATACTTTTATATATTAGCATCATAATAATAAAAACAAAAAACATGAAAACACAAAACACAAACACAAACAAAAACATTTTAAACAATCCTCTTAATCCAACATTAAAGGTTGCAAGAACATCAAACGAAAAATTCAAAGTTGGAGATTTTGTTAGATCTTACGATTTTGAAAATTCAGATAATTGCTTTGTTGAGGGAGTAGTTGATCAAGTTGGAGGCTTTCCTTTAAATCCTAATGCTACAAATTTTATCTCTTTTAGAACTTACAGAAAAATATTTTCTGGCAAAGAGGTGTGTACTGGTGGAGAAAGAGTTTGGGTTACTCAAAATGGATCTCACAAAGTTTTCGGAGGAGTAACTAACAATGTTGTTAGAATAGATAATGTTGATTATTCTCACTTATTAGATTAAGGCAAACTGATGAGGCCTCAATGGCCGAAAACATCCTCCAGCTGGGGGATGTTCTTTGTCAAACAAATATTAATAAAATGAAAAACACAAACACAAAAACACAAATTGAAAAATTTAACGAGAATTTTTTAAGAGCTAGAATTACAGATCTTAATAAATTAAAAAATGCTGATGTAGCAAATCGGCCAGTTAGAGTTAGGGTTGAACTAACTTTGAATAGAGGCAAAAAAACTCAGTACACTGATGCCTGGATTTTATTTTTCCACGAAAATACATTTAGTATTGATTTTAGAAAATTACATAATTGGAGTTTATCTGGATCCTGGATTAGAGTTTCAGAAACTGAATTTGTAAGGATCTATTCAAATGCTGATGATAATGTAAAAAAGCCTAAATCAGAATGGGATCTTATAAGATTAAAAGCTGAATATAATCAGATCATGAAAATGAATCATTTTCTTTTTGATCAAGAATTGAAAGAGATTGCAGATCCTGGATCAATAGATCCAGCAAATAAAAGGCTTAATACTATTTATAGAAAAAAGTTCAGGAAATTAGAATTGCAATTAGAGCAGATCATTACTGATGATATTGTAAACAATAATGAGCCTGATCTTGTTTTTAAATTAGGAGTTATAAACGAAAATTAATTACATGAAAAAACTTAAAACAAAATCAGTATTGTTCGAAGTGCCAAATGCAGAGGGATCATTTGAGATCCCTCAGCTGTGCAAGTTCAACAAAACAAATCTCCTGGAGAGGGGGTTTGCATCAAAAAAGAAAATTGCTATCTGGGGAAAACCTGGATCAACATATTTTGCAATTAGATTCTCATTTGGTAAAAACTTTAATGGATTTGAAAAATCATATATAGTTTTTATGAAATATTTGCAAAGAGGGGAGATCCTTAAAACCAAAAAAGGCTATGGCATAAATCAGAAATCATATCACACTATTGCAACTGACATCAAAACAGCTGTTTCAAGAGTTAAAGAATATTATGGGATCTCATTAGGCCAATCCGGATGGACTAGAAATAATATCAGCTACAAATGCAGAGGAGAGCTCGGCCTGGAGGGTTGGGATATTTTGATCAAAAAATATTTTGATAACAATGGCAATGCCATTATAAAATCATGCCAATGAGAAATTTTAGAGAAAAATTAGAATGGTGGATCATGTATATAATTACATCAATTTTTTGCATGATCATCATTCTGCTCTTTTTAAAATTAGAGTATTGGATAGATAAATTGTTAAACTTAAATTAAAATTATGGTATTAAAACTTTATGAATTAAAAATCACTTACATGAATGTTTATAAAGGCATTCTTACAAAGATCCAGTATTATGGATTACAAGATCATCAAGAGGATCTGGAAAATTGCAGAGAGATCCTTAAACAGCTTGATCTTGATTATGTAGAGCTGGAGAATGATTTTGCTAAAATGAATCCAAAAATATGAGTAATAATGAAAGAAAGAAAATCCCTCTTTATAGAGGGGTTTTTCTATATTTTCCTGATGCATTGAAAGAGGTTGCTAAGGTTAGTTATGCTGGATCCAAACAGCATCATCCTGATAAACCGATCCATTGGGATAGAAACAAATCATCTGATGATCTTGATGCAATGCTGAGGCATTTATCTGAATCTGGAACATTAGATGATGATAATGTTTTGCATGATGCAAAAGTTGCATGGAGAGCTCTGAGCCATCTCCAAAAATTAATTGAAAATAATCCAAAATTAAAATCAAATGTTAAATAACTTAATTAAAAAAACCATGTCAAATGAGAAATATCATTCTCATAAATCAATAAGCTGTTCTGGAATTAAAACAATCATCAATGATAGCTTATACAATTTTTTACATCCAGATCCTAACAAAGAGCCATCTCAAGCTATGATCATAGGATCAGCAACTCATTCATTCTTATTAGAGAAAGAAAAATTTTTATCTGAGTTTTATATTATGCCAAAAATTGATCGGAGATCCAAAGAGGGCAAAGAGCAATTCGCCTGGCATAATAAAAGAGCTGAGGGAAAAATGATCATTAATGATGCAGAGTATCAGATCCTCCAGCAAATGGAACATAATAGGGATAAAATTGATCTGGCAAAAAAGTATTGTAAAGGAGAAATTGAAAAATCTTTTTTTGGAAATTATAATGGAATTGATATTAGGATCAGGCCTGACATAATTAATCTTAAAGAGGGATGGATCGGAGATATAAAAACAACAAGGAACATCAAGCCATCTAAGTTTAAATATGAATGTAAAAATCTAAATTATCATTTACAAGCTCATTTCTATTCTTACATGCTGGGAATGGATCCTAAAGCATTCAGGATCATTGCAATCGAGAATGTTCATCCATATAAGATTGATGTATTTAGTTTTTCAGATGATATGCTGGAGGAGGGAGAAATGCTTTGGAGAACAGCATTGGCTCAATATAAAAATTTTCTTGATACTGGAGAGATCATTGGCCATGAATGGCATGAGATCTCAGAGGATGGATCTAAAACTTTATGATCATGAGAATAGGTAAAAAAAGAAAAAAAGTCCTGGAGCTTTATGCTAATGATCCATCATTAGATCTTAGATCATTGGCATATAGATCCGGATGCTCTGAGCAATATGCTACAAAAGTGATCCAGGAATATCACAGAGATATGGTTTCATATTATCATTTATGCTTGGCTCCAGCTATAACTGAGCCTCAGAAATATTATTTGTTTAACGATAATGGAGTCCAGAAAACTTTAAGGATCCAGGATAATGTTGTAATTTGTGATCAACAGCTAACCAATTTGGAGGCTTTGTTTGTGCAAATTAATCTTGGAAAAAAAATAGATGCCGAATCCTTATCAAAAATATTTAACTAAAGAAAATAAACTCCAGCATTCTGTGATCACATATATCAATTTTCAATATCCAGATCTTTTATATACTCATGTAGCAAATGAGGGCAAAAGATCAAGATGGGAGCAATATTTGATTAAATATTTAGGTGTCAAGGCTGGAGTTCCAGATCTTTTAATATTTGATCCAAAAAGCAATTATAATGGCTTAGCGATTGAATTTAAAATTAAATATAATAAACCAACAGAAAATCAAGAAAGGTGGTTAAACGAGCTTAAAATGCGAAATTGGGCTTGTTTTGTCATTTACAATTATGATGATGCAGTAGAACTAATCAATAAATACTATCATAATGATCTATAATTATATTTACTACAACGAAAAATCCCAAAAAGTCAGATGCAAATCATTTCAAGTTAGTGATGCTGAATTTGAATTTGTTGGGAAGTTAACCAAATGCGAATTTGATCTATTGATTGAAGTGCTATTTGAACAGCATGGCAATCAAAATATCACATTAGAGGAGTTTGTCAATGTTTATTTACAGCTGAGAAATTTTACTGATGAATTAAAAACTTTGATTAATGTCAATAAAGATTTATAAGCCAAAAGAATTAAACCAATTTACAGCTATTCCGAATCAGATCTTTAGATCTAAGGGGGTTTCTATGCAAGCCTCTGGATTATATTGCTGGCTTTTTTCTCATAAATCTGGACATGGGATCTCAGTTTCTTTTATTGCTGGACATTTCAAAAATGGTAGAGATGCCATAAATACAGCTTTGAATGAATTGATTGATCATGGATTTTTAGAAAAAAAACAATTAAGATCTAAAGGCAAATTTTCTGGATATGATCTCCATTTGACTTTAGGAAAACCAGTTCCTGGAAAACCGAAACCGGATAAACCGAAACCGGAAAATCCTAAACAAATAAATAATAATATAAATAATACTAATAATTATATAAGATATAATAATATAATGCCTCATTTTATAGATTTATTTCCAGATCAATTTAAACCGAAAACAAAAGCGAACAATGATAAGTGGATCCAATGCCTTGATAAATTAGAGAGATTAGATGGTTATGATCTTAGAGAGGTTTATAGAATAGTTAAATATTTTAGATCTGATCAATTCTGGAGTAATCAATTTTTGACATTGCTAAAGCTGAGGAACAAGGATAAAAATGGATTAAAATACATTGATAGATTTGCTGATCTGTTCAACAAAGAATCAAAACCTAATGCTTACAAAAAAATAAAAGGATTAAAACAATTCTATTTAGATTCAGATTTTAATCTTTTTGCTCAAACCAATAATCAAATATTAACTGAATTTCATTTAAAACAGATCCTGAGTGATCGAGATATTAAAGAAGTGATAAAACATCTCAGAAATGATAATCAATAAAACCTATCATCTTGCAGATCATGAAATAGATCTGATCAGTTTTGTCGCAAACCAACGACAAAAAAACAAGATCAAAACTGGCTTTGATGGCCTTAAAACATTGGCTCCTAAAAATAGATCAAGATTAGAATTAAATAAGATGGGATTCGGAGCTGAATATATTTTTTGCAAAGAAATGAATCTAATGCCTGACTTTACGATCCATAACAAAAGAAAATCAAATAGATCTGATGATTTTGATGCTCTATGGAATGGATTTTCAGTAGATGTAAAAGCATCTGGATCTAAATATCCATTAAGGATCAGAAAGGATCTCAGATCTAATTGTCAGATCTTTGCATACTTTAAAACATTTTCAAAACAATTTAGATCTTATAAGTTTATAGGATTTGCAACCAATCAAATGATCTTTGATCCAAAAAACATAAAAGGAGATAGCTATCATTTTAAAAATGATCAATTCATTAGCCTTAAACAACTTAAATACAAATTGAACATAATATGAACATAATAAACGAGCTCCAGAATTTAGGAATCAACTTAAAGAACAGATCATCAGGACAAATCAAAACTATTTGTCCAAAATGCTCTCATACAAGAAAAAAGAAATCAGATCCATGCTTGTCAGTAAATATTGATCAAGGTTATTATAATTGTCATAACTGCCAATGGAGTGGATCAGTATTGTTTAAAAAGAAAGTGGAATATGTTTTACCAAAAATAAATCCTGGTAAACTATCCGATAAGATTATAGATTATTTTAAAAGTAGATCAATATCAATGCAAACATTGATTGATTTTAAGATCACAGAATCAATGAAATATTTTCATGCTCTTGATCGTAAAACAAAAGCAATCAATTTTAATTATTACAGAGATAATGAGTTGATCAATATTAAATATAGAGATTCCAGGAAAAATTTTTCACTTGAAAAAAATGCTGAGCTGATCTTTTACAACCTGGATCAGATCAAAGATCAAGAGAGCTGTTATATTGTAGAGGGAGAAATAGATGCATTATCATTGCATGAAGCTGGAATCAAAAATGTTATTTCTGTTCCAAATGGAGCAAGCTCTGGATCTCAGAAATTAGATTATTTAGATAATTGTATTAAGTATTTTAATAATAAAAAAGAAATCATCTTATGTTGTGATCATGATGATCCTGGATTGGCATTAAGAAATGAACTGGCCAGGAGATTAGGCAAATATAGATGCAAATACATTGATCTAAATGGATTTAAAGATGCTAATGAGGCTCTTGTGTCATTAGGAATTTTAAAGCTGTTAGAACTCTTAGAAAATAACAAAAAGAGTTTTCCTTTGGATGGAGTTCTGGATCTTGATACTATTTGGAAAGATGTGATCAGCTTTAATAATTCTGGAATCAAAAACTTTACTATGGGATTTGAAAATGCTGATAGTTTGTTAAAAATAGCAATGGGAGAATGGAGTGTTATAACTGGAGTTCCAAATTCTGGAAAATCAGATTTTTGTGATCAGATTCTTTGTAATATGGCAGTTAAGCATGGATTTAGATCTGCAATGTTTGCTCCAGAATCATATCCTTATGAATCTCATATCAAAAGGATCTCAGATAAGCTAAACAAAAGATCCAGCTCGATTGAGGATCTAAATAATACCAGAGATTTTATTAATGATCATTTCTCCTGGATCAAAATAGATTTAAAGGATCTAACATTAGAAAAAGTTTTAAAACACTTTAAGGAGCTGGTATATCAAAAGGGAGTAAATCTTTTTGTAATTGATCCTTATAACATGCTCAATCATAATTTTAATGCAGATCATTCCTATCATGATAAGATCTTATCTTTACTTACTCAATTTGTTCAGCAAACAAATACTCATCTTTTTTTAATTGCTCATCCTCGAAAACTAGAATCAGAAAATGGCATTTACAAAAAAGCAACTCTATATGATATTTCTGGATCAGCCAGTTTCTTTAACAAATGTTTTAATGGGATAGTTGTAGTTAGAGAGCTCGGATCTAAAACTAAATATGGATCTGATCTCGTGAGAGTTTATATTGACAAAGTAAAAAGAAAGGATAATGGATCATTAGGATCCTTTGATCTTGCTCCAGATTTTAAAGCTGGAGGATCTTATAAAGAATTAGATCAACAAACAAAACCTATATTAAACAAAAATCAAATACCATTCTAATGAATAAAAACAAATACGAAAACAAAATGAGAATCCTGGCAATATCTTACATTGGCCTGATCTTAACATTTCTTTGGATCTTAATTGAAACTCATCTATTATGAGCATCCTACCGATCCAATATACAGCCATGAGCTGGTGTTTAAAAAGAAACATAAAAATTTATATTGTAGCTTTGCAAAGTGGATATAAAACACTTTACATCAATGATTCCGGAGCTATTATCAAAAGCCATAAATTTTATAAAACAGATAAAGAGGCATCTGAAAAAATTTGGGATCTATATGTTCACATCTATAAAAAATATAAAGATGAAAATATTAAACAGATATAAAATTAATTTAGGATTGATCTGGGGATTGGGATTAAGTTTAAAGTTCTGGATCCAGGATCATGATCAGCTATTGCATCATAAATATTATAATGTTGAGATCCTGATCGTAGCTTTAACAATTAACATTAAATGGTTTAAATAATGATAATAAGATCAACTGACTTTGGAATAAGTGATGAGGAACAATTTGTTATGTTAGATTATGATCTATTAGATCATGCTGTTGATAAACTTACAAGATTGATCCATTGCTGTCCAGATCAAAACAATAAGGAAATATATCAAGAGATCCTGGATTGGATCTTAAACTTTATTGATTCTGATCCTGATCTTGATACTACTGATGATCTATGGATCCCAAAATCTTTTATTGCTGATTATTGTTTGGCTAATAATAAATCGTTAAACATTCCAACTATTTCTGGGCTCTCGGAAATAATAAAATTAATTCGTTAAATTTGCCACATGCCTACACATTCGGACATACTAAAAAAGAAGTTATTGGAGGCTCTCGAGAAATCTCTTGGAGTTGTAACAACAGCTTGCAAATCAGCTCAGGTAGCCAGATCAACATTTTATGATTACATGGCTAAGGATCCGGAGTTTAAGAAATCAGTTGAGGACATCTCAGAGATAGCTCTTGACTTTGCTGAGAGTAAACTACATCAACAGATCTCAGAGGGCAATACAACAGCGACAATATTCTATCTTAAAACCAAAGGCAAAAAAAGGAACTATATAGAGAGGCAAGAGATCCAGCATGATGCTAAGCTCGAATCTAAATTGATTGAATGGAAACCAGCAAAGAGCAAAGAGTAATCCAGGAATGTAACAAACAATTTTACGAAACACTAAACTCTGATCAGAGATTCATAATCCATAGAGGAGGATCAAGATCTGGGAAGTCAGTAGCTATCTGCCAATACATAGCTTATGTTCTATTAACAGCAAAGGATCCTCAAGTAATAACGATCATAAGAAAAACATTGCCAACATTAAAGGGATCCATATATAGAGATATGATCAAGATCCTGGAGGACACAGAGATCTATTATCATGGGATCCATAACAAATCAGAAAATACTTTTAGATATAAGAATCATCTCCTGGAGTTTAGAGGCCTGGATGATCCTCAGAAACTAAGAGGAGCATTTAGAACAATATGCTATGCCAATGAGATCAATGAGCTAACAAAGGAGGATTTTACTCAGCTAAACATGAGAACAAAAGATAAATTCATTTGCGATTATAATCCATCAGATCCGAACAGCTGGATCTATGATGATCTGGAATCGAGAGATGATGCAGATGTATTTGTATCAACCTACATGGATAATGCATTCCTGGATCCATTGATCAAGGCAGAGATCGAAAGGTTAGAGAAAACTAATCCTAACTATTGGCAGATCTATGGACTAGGCCAGAGAGCAACTTATACTGATCGGCAGATCTTTACAGATTTTAAGATCATTGATCATAACGAGTTCCCTGATCTGGATGAAACTTATTTGGGATTAGATTTTGGATATACGAATGATCCAACAGCAATTGTAGAGGTAGGAAAACAAAGTAATAAATTATATGTCCATGAAATTTTGTATAAAACAAAGTTCACTAATCAAATGATCATTGACTACATAAAGAGAAATGATCTGGATCAGAAATTGATCTATGCAGAATCAGCTGAGCCAAAGAGTATTGATTTCCTATCCACAGAGCTCTGGGTTAAACCAGCAACTAAAGGAGCTGGATCTATAATGGCTGGAATAATGCTATTAAAGGATCATGAGATCATTGTATCTAAACAATCCAAAAATATGATCAAAGAGTTTTACAATTACTGGTGGGAGAAAACAAAGAATGGCCAGATCATAAATGTTCCTCGAGATAAGCATAATCATTGCATGGATGCTCTAAGATATATGGTGTTTTCGAGGTGGAAAAAAGGGGATAATTTCTTTGTAATTTAATGAGTTTTAAATTTTGTAAATTTGCTTTTAATTTCTTATATCAAAATATATGGCCAGCTTATTAGATAGGATCCGAAACCTTATTACAACAAAGAATGATCAATCAACTAATATTGATTATAACAAAGCCATTTTCAACTATCTTGGAAATAATATTATTTGGAATGCTGAGAATGATCAAACCTACATTGACAAAGGCTATCGACAAAATGCAACGATCTATTCGTTAGTTAATATCATAATAAATGCATGTTCAACAATACCATTTCAGATCTTTGAGATCAAATCAGAATCTGAATTTAAAAGATATAAAGCATTAACCTCAGCATTAACTCCAGAGGCTATGCTAAAAGCTCAGATCATGCGAAAGCATAGTATGGTGGAACTAGAGCATACTAATATCCATGAGCTCTTAGAAAGGCCAAATCCAATGCAATCTTATGGATCTTTTATCCAGGAATTAATTGCATTTGGCAAACTGACTGGGAACAGATACATCTATGGAATAGCTCCAGAAACTGGATTAAAGCAATACAAAGAGCTTTATGTTTTGCCATCTCAATTGGTGGAAATACATTCTGGTGGGATCATGCAACCAGTCAAAGAATATAGTTTGCAATACAATGGATCACATAAAATTCCAGCTGAAGTAATATGCCATATTAAAGATTTTAATCCAAATTATAATCTCTCTGGATCTCATCTTTATGGGCAATCTCCATTGAAAGCTGGATTAAGATCATTACAAACAAACAATGAGGCCACAGAAACCGGTGTTAAATACTTACAGAATCAAACAGCCAGAGGTGTTTTAATGAGTGATGAGGGAGATATTAATGAAGTCCAGGCTCAACAGCTTAAAGATAGATTCAAACAGCAATATAGAGGATCTAATAATGCTGGAGATATTGTTATAACTCCAAAGAAATTATCCTGGATAAATTTCGGATTGAATGCATCAGATTTAAGTTTGATCGAGCAATATAATGCATCCATCAAAGATCTATGCAATATCTATAATGTTCCATCTGTATTATTAAACAATACTGAATCCTCAACTTATAACAATGTCAAAGAGGCAAAAAAATCATTGTATCAAAATGCAATATTGCCAGAGATGTTAAAGATAAGAGATGAATTGAACAGATGGCTAATGCCTCAATTTGGAGAGAAATTAAAACTTGATTTTGATTTCACAGCAATACCAGAGCTCCAGGAGGAAACTGAAAAAATCGTTAATCAAATGAGCTCAGCCTGGTGGCTTACTCCAAATGAAAAAAGAATTGCAACTGGATATGGAGTTGATGAGGATAATGATATGATGAACACTTATTATGTTCCATCTAATCTTTTACCAATAGAGGAATCCGAAGTTGATCCAAATCAGGATGGCATTGAGCCGATCAACTTGGATGAGGATCAAGAGGAAAAAACCATGATCATAAAAAGAGCTGTTCCTGGAATGAATGATGCTTACACTACTGAGGAGGAGGCTGAGGCAAGAGCTGAGGAGCTCGGTGGATCAGGATCACATTCTCATGAGGATGAGGATGGAAATGAGATCTTTATGCCATTTAACTCGCATGAGGAATATATGGAGGCTATTGAGGATGATAAAAATTATCATGATGAGGAGGAGGAAAAGCAAATGAGTGCAAGTTTGGAAAAGGCATTAAAAAAAAAGGCTGATGATCACAATGAGAAAGTAAACAATGCTGTAAGTAAACGAACAAATGTCAGAACTTTATATGCAGTTTACAAAAGAGGGATCGGAGCATATAGAACAAATCCATCATCAGTTAGGCCATCAGTTTCATCTCCAGAACAATGGGCAATGGCCAGAGTAAATTCTTTTTTATATGTTTTAAGAAATGGGAGATTCAGATCTGGCCAGCATGATACAGATCTATTGCCAGCTGAACATCCAAAATCAACAAAAAAAAAATCAAGCCATAACAACGAGGAGGATCCATACAAAATGAGATTTGATGGCTATCCTCAATCAGCATCAAACAATGCTCAGAGGATGTTAGATCTAAAAGAAAAATATGGATCTAAAGTAAAGGGAGGAACAGCAACTGGATGGAAACGAGCTAAACAATTGGCATCAAGATCTGATCTATCGTTTCGAGATGTATTAGATATTTATTCATTTTTAATGAGGCATAAGGGAAATGAAAAAATAGATCCAAAATACCAGGATGAGCCTTACAAAGATGCTGGATGGGTTTCTTATAAACTTTGGGGAGGCAAATCAATGATCCCTTATGTTACCAGGATAAGAAACAAATATAAAGATGATTAATTATAGCAAGTTTTCCAGAGCTTATGATCAGAAATATAAAATTGTCGAAAGGAAACAAATAAGATCCTGGAGCAAATTTTATAAGGATAAATATTTTTCAACTATTGATCAATTTTTACAATTTCAAAAAAAAGATTTTCCATTTTTATTTACAAGATCTGACTGGCTCAATGCATATAAATTCTTATATGTTAAGGTAGGTATGTCAATGGCTAATTGGTATT